TGGGAGCAAGTGGATCAATGTATGACTTCTTAAGCTCATCCAATAGAGCAACAGTAATTATTCATTTATCATTTGCAATGATATTCTGTTGGGCGGCTCACTTCCATTACAAATACATAATAAAAAAATGAGCTATACTTGGTTAAAAAAAGAAACTGCTCCTAAAATATTAGTAGAAGCTGTTAAGCATCTAGGAACTAAGGAGATTGTTGGCAAAGAACACAATCCAACCATCCTTGCATGGGCGAAAGCTCTTGGACTTGAGAAGGTCTATACCAATGATGAGATACCTTGGTGTGGTTTATTCATTGCTTATTGCTGTCATTCAGCGGGATTGGATGTTGTCAAAGCTCCATTGTGGGCATTGAACTGGAATAAGTATGGTAATGTGGCTAAGGTGCCAATGCTTGGTGATGTATTGACATTCACAAGAAATGGAGGCGGACATGTTGGGATATATGTTGGTGAAGATGCAACACATTATCACGTGCTTGGCGGCAACCAGAACAACTCAGTAAGTGTATCACGCATTGAGAAGTCAAGACTCAGCCAAGCAAGAAGAACAGCATGGAAGATTGCACAACCAGCATCTGTCAGAGTGGTACATTTAGAAGCTAAAGGCAAAGTAACAACAAACGAACAATAATGGCTAAGAAGAAAAATTTGAATATCAATATTGACACTAAAAATGTTGATGTAAAAGTAACGCGAAAAGATGGCGTTACAGAGGTTAAAGTTGACACTCCAAAGGTTGATGTTGAATTGCATAAGGATAAGGATAACAAGAGCCTTAAAATCGATTCTGAGAAGGTTGATGTGGAAGTTAATAATGGAGAGGTTAAGGTTGATGTAAATGAGCAATCTGGATTGATAGGAAAATTTATTAAATTGTTGCTGAGAAAGAAATAATCACTATATTTGAAACGCATATCTGTTTAGTTTAAAGTTTAACCAGAGAAGGGGAGTGATTAATTTCATTCCCTTTTTTTATGTCTAAACTATGTCTAAACTATGTCTAAACTATTTTTTATAAATGTTAAAATATGTTAAAAAATTTTCATGAGTGAAAAAAGTTCTTAACTTTGGTGTATAATTTTAAACAAAACAGCTATGAAAAATTTATTACCTACCAATCCAGAGCACAGGGATGCATTGACTTGCTTAATCTTTATCCCTGTAATGTTAGTATTAATCATGTTATCAGCAACAATATGAGCACAGCATATTACGAATACTGGTGGCAGAGAAAGTCAGGCAGATTCAATACAGATTTATTTAACCAATTTTTAAGAGCTAAAAGAGATGCAGAATTTCAGAGTAACCTACAAAGTGAAGGATGGCAGATGGACCATCCAACAGAGAATCATTCAAGCCAACAGTCCAGAGGATGCAATCAAGAAGATGGACATGTGGCCTCCGTTAATCATTAAAGTTGAGAAGATATGAAAGGATATATTAAAATAAAAAAGGCAAATCTTGAGCCAGATAAGTATGGCAAACATATCAAGATTACAATGGTAGGTCTCTATGATGAGAATGATAAATGGCTTAAATGGTTGCCATTAAATGATGAGCTCATTGATTTATTAACAGAACAAAAAATAATTTATGAAAATTACAATAGCTAACTATACAAAAGAGCCACATCCACTAATGAGAAGATACAGAGTCTGGCTTGAGGATTCAGTTGAGCTAGAAGGTGGTACATGGTGGTATTGTTTTGATAATGGGGATGGATATTTAAGGGAAATTAATTATAACTATACTGGCAAAGAAGATGAACTTGATACATTACAGCAATACATTATTTGGGGATATAAAGTTGAGGAGCTATGACAATCAATGACATCATAAGATCAAGATATCCTCATGAAAGAACTCAGGATATTGCCAATGACCTTGGAATGACTTATTCTCAAGTGGCTAATAGAGCTTATAATATGGGTATTAAAAAAAGTCAGGCATTCAAACAATCTGATTTATCTGGCAGAATAAACCTCATTAAAGGTGGAGAGGCTTACAGATATCAGAAAGGGCATGAGCCATTTAATAAAGGTCAGAAGATGCCAGAAAAGGTATATCAGAAGTGCCAACCAACCATGTTCAAGAAAGGCAACAGACCATCCAATTGGAAGCCAGATGGATCAGTGGTTGAGAGAACAGATTCAACTGGAAGAAAGTATCTGTATTATAAGATCAAAGATTCTTACTGGGTATTATATCACCATAAGATTTGGAAAGATGCTCATGGTCCAATTCCAAAAGGATGTATTCTCAGATTCAAAGATGGAAATACAATGAATTGTGTGATTGAAAATATTGAGCTTATATCAATGCTTGATAACATGAATAAGAATACCATTCATAGATATCCTAATGATATGCAGCAAGTAATGAAATTAAAAAGTAAACTAAATAAGAAGATAAATGGCAAGAAACAAAATTAATGATCTACGTGATCACTTATTTGCAGCATTAGAAAGGCTGGACAATGATGAATTAACTCAAGATGAGTTGAATAAAGAGATAGAGAAGGCTCAAGCAGTAGCTCAGATTGGAACTGTTATCATCAATAGTGCTAAGATTGAGGTTGATTATGTTAAGGCTACCGGTATGATCTCATCCAGCTCTGACTTATTCAAAGGTATTAACGATCAAAAACAATTAGAATGAAAGACTTATCCTGGATAGATGAAGCATGGCAAGATAGCCAAGAGATTGAACAACAAGAATTATTAATCACAATAGAACAGTACTATGAATATGTTAAAAATAGAGAAAATAATGGAGCTGATAGAGAGAGACGATCTAGCCAGCAAGGACAGATATAGGGATTTAATCTATAAAAGGAGCTTCTTATATGCTGTATTGAAAGAGAATGGATGGCATCTGTCTAAGATTGGAAAGTTATTCAATAGGAATCATGCAACCGTTATCAATGCCTTGAAGGTCTATGAACAATTCTATAAGCATGACAAGCTCTATGACTCAACAATCAAGCATTATGTCAAGGAATTACTTGATGAAGAGGTTGAGATTGATGAGGATAAACCATCTATTTATCAAGATATTATGAACTGCCATAACACTACTGAATTGATGCTAATAAAGCAGAGGATTTTGGCTGGTAAATATGACAGGTAGACAACTCCCCTATTGTACCGATTATATGAATACACTACTTTATGTTCATGGCTTCAGAGAAATTTATCGTCACGTTGTCACGCAAATAGCTCAAAGCCTTTACTGGCTTAGCTTTCAGAGCGTGACACTTGATAAATAGATTGTCATTTATTGGAATGTAGTGTCACATGTTTGGTAGATAGAAAATTTAATTTATATTTGCAAAGGGGTTTGCGGTTAGCTGCCCAGTAAAAGGTTTGACACTGTACCTTTCCCCCTATTTTTTATCAGTGTCACAAAAACAGTTGTATGAAAATATCAGTATTTAGGAATTTATTCAATTCAAAAGAGACTCCTTATGAGCTAACCATTCAAGAAGTGGCAATGCGAATCAAGAGAGGTAATCCAGAATTGATTGAGAAGATTAAGTCAATCAGATCTCTACCACATGGAACTGAGGAATATAAAAAGCTCAAGAGCTCATTGTATGCTATCATGTTCAATGGCATATTCAGAGAGAGGAATGATAATGGACTGGAAGAACATTCAGGATTATGCATCCTTGATTATGATGGTTATCCATCCGAGTTTGAACTTGACCTTGAGAGGCAGATGCTTATCAATGATCCTCATGTTATGCTCTTATTCAGATCACCTGGTGGAAATGGACTGAAGGTAGTGATTAAGATACCAAAGTCTGATAAGCATGAACACAAGAGAAGATTCAATGCATGGGCAGAACATTTCAAATCAGATTACTTCGATGCTAAGACATCCAATGTATCAAGAGTATGCTTTGAATCCTATGATCCAGACTTGTATATGAATCTTGAATGTGATGAATTTCAAGGCATTGAGATTGACAAAGGTTATGAGTATCAAGAGAGGCCACCAATCTGCATCCTTACTGATGAGGATAAAAAGATATCTATTATTGAGAAGTTTAATTTTGGCACATTCGGAAAAGGCTCAAGGAATAATTATATCTTCCAGTTAGCATGTTGCTTGTGTGAGTATGGAATATCCATTGAAACTACCGAGAATTATATCTGGAATCAATATATCAATGGTCAATCAGACTTCTCTCATGATCGGATGATGGGTACAATCAAGAGTGCTTATAAGAGATCTTCTTTCAATTCTAAGTACTTCGAAGATAAGGATACCATCAGTAAGGTAAGACTTAAGCTCAAGTCTGGAGTCAATGATGATGAGATTAAGAGACAGCATAATCTAACTGAAGAGACTATCAATGATATTCGAGAAGAGGTGGCTGTAATGGATGATGTATTCTGGACCATAACTGTTAACAAGCAAGGTAATGAAGTGGTTAACATTGAGCCCATGAGATACTCTCAATTCTTAGTGAAGCATGGATTCAATAAGTACTATCCAGAGAGAGCTGAGAAGCCTACGTTTGTCCGAGTGAAAGAGAATAAAGTCAATCTATCATCCATTGAACAGATTAAGGATTTTGTGTTGAATTACTTAATGGATAAGGCTCAGTATTCAGTATGGAATCATTGCTCTAAAAGTACCTATCTCTTCAGTGAGAATCACTTGAATATGATTGATTCAATTAATCTGAAGATGATTCAAGATAATAAGAAGGAATCTTATATCCCATTTAAGAATTGTGTTGTTAAAGTAACCAAGGACAGTATTAAGAAGATTCAATACATTGATATTGATGCTTATATCTGGGAGAATCAGATAATACCAAGAGATTTCTCAACTTGTATTGACTTTAACAACGACTTCCTTGATTTTGTTCACAAGGTAAGCAATAAAAATACTCAGAGAATTGAAGCTCTTGAATCAACTCTTGGTTATCTTATTCATACTTACAAGGATAAAACTGACCAGAAAGCAATAATATTTAATGATCAAGAGATAGACGATAATCCAAATGGAGGATCCGGTAAGTCATTGATGTTAACAGCTCTCTCATATTTCAGACGAGTGGTTAAGATTGATGGGAAATCATTCAATCCAAGCAAGTCTGACTTTGTTTATCAGCGAGTAAATCTTGATTCTCAGATTCTTGCTTTTGATGATGTTAAAAAATTCTTTGATTTTGAGCAATTATTCTCAATTGTATCTGAAGGAATCACTGTCAACAGAAAGAATAAGGATGAGATATTCATTCCATTTGAGCGGTCACCTAAGATTGTAATCACAACCAACTATGTCATAGCAGGATCTGGAGGCTCACATGATCGCAGAAGGCATGAGATTGAGTTCTTCCAATACTTTAACTCTGGAAGATCACCACTAGATGAGTATGGTAGATTGCTCTTTGATCAGTGGTCTGAAGATGATTGGTTGAGGTTTGATAACTACATGATTAGAAACCTTCAGCTCTTCTTATCCAAGGGACTCTTATCAAGTCTGAGTATCAATGCAGATGCCAAGAGATTCATCCAGTCCACAAGCAAGGAGTTCTATGATTACGTTCATGATAATCCATTTGTTGTGGATGTCTATTATTATAACACTGAATTACTCAATCAATTTCAGAATGAGAATGGATTCAAAGATATGAGCTTCCAAGTATTCAGCAAGTGGGTTGTGCAATACGCTAACTGGAAAGGACTTGATTATGAGAAAGGAAGGAATCATAAGGGTAGATATATAATTTTTAAAAACAGATAGTATGAAAACAGCAGTAGAATGGTTAATTGAACAATGGCCAATATTAGAATCACAATTACCACAATATTTAATTGAACAAGCCAAAGAAATGGAGAAAGAGCAGATAGTAAAAGCGTATGAATCACCAGCTTGTTTTACTCCTTGTGATGATGGATGTTATAGAGAAAAAACCGGTGAACAATACTACAACGAAACCTTTAAATCAGAATAGAATGAAAAGAGAGACAGCAGTAGAATGGTTGATTAGTGAACTATACTCTTATCCAATAGATGATATAGTTATTGCTAAGATAGAACACGCTAAGAAACTAGAACAACAACAGATTATCAATGCTCATCATGATGCTTACATGGATCTTGGATTTGAGCATTCAGCGGATGATTGTGCAATTAATTACTATAGAGATACTTATGAACAAAACAAACAAGGATAAACTCAAAGCTCTTGAGATAGAGCAGTTGACAAGTAAGTATCCATCCATGAGACCGGAGCTTATTCCATTAACTGACTGGAAGGATAACTCAGCCAATAGCTTAACTAAGTCAATTATATTCTGGATCAATGCGAATGGTGGTCAAGCCGAACGTATCTCATCTCAAGGTCAATATCGAGAAGGTAAGAAGGTAGCTGTTGGTGAATCATTTAAGCAACTACCAGGCAAATGGACTCCAGGACAATCAACCAAGGGCACAGCTGATATCTCAGCAACTATCAGAGGAAGGTCAGTCAAGATTGAAGTTAAATTCAAAGCCGATAAGCAGTCAGAAGTACAGAAGCAATACCAAGAAATGATTGAGAAAGCTGGAGGTACATATATTATTGCAAGAGATTTTGATTCTTTTGTAAGTTGGTATGAAAATTTTTTATTACATTTGTAAAAACTTAAATTAATAGATATGCAAAATGAAGATTTAAATCATGTATCACTATACATGAAGCTCCACAGAGCTAAAATGAGCATTGGAAAGGTGGTTAAGAATGCCACGAATCCACATTTCAAGAAGTCATATGCTGACATTAACGCATTGCTTGAGACAGTTGAACCAATACTTCATGAGAATGGATTGATATTGCTTCAGCCGATTCATGATAGTGTTTTAACAACTCAGATAATTGACATTGATTCTGGTCAGAAGGTTGAATCATGGTTGACATTGCCTCAGATTCAAGATCCTCAGAAGATGATTAGTGCAACAACTTACTATCGAAGAGCAACATTACAAGCTCTGTTATCATTGCAAGCGGTTGATGATGATGGAAATACAGCATCCTCAGCAGTAAAGCCTCCAGTTAAGCCATCAGTTACTGATGAGCAGTTCAAGATAGCTATTGATAAGATCAAGGCTGGTAAGTACACTGTTGAGAAATTCAAGGAAAATTATTCACTAACAAAAGAACAGGAGGCACAACTATGAAATGGCACCCATCATCAATCGGAAAGCTCATGCCGGAACCAAGATTAAAGTCTGAGATTTTATCTGAAGGAGCAAAGACTTATATAAGAAGTAAAGCCAAGGAAGACTTCTTCGGCTACTCATCAACTATCACAACCAAGCCAATCATGAAAGGTAAGGATTGGGAGGAAGAGTCCATTGCTCTTGTTAATGATGTGAGAGGCACATTGTATGTGAAGAACACTGAGAGATTCGAGAATGAATTCCTAACTGGAGAGCCAGATATTATTGAGGATGATATGATTTTAGATATCAAGACATCATGGTCTCTTGAGACTTTTCCAGCAACTCCAGATGAAGGAGTGAATAAGGATTATGAATGGCAGTTGTATGGGTATTGTTGGTTATTGAATAAGATGAGAGCTGAGTTGATCTATTGCATGATTGATACAGATGACATCTTATTAAGTGACTGGGATAATAGATCCATCCACAAGGTATCTCATATTGATCCATCTAAGAGAATCACTGTACTTGAGTTCGTATTGTTGCCAGAACATGTTGAGAAAATGCAGATAAAACTGGAAGAAGCAACTAAATATTATAATCAATATATCAATCAGTTAAAAAATAAGTAAAATGAAAAAGAAAGAATTTTATCAGCAAGCCATGTTGGCTGCATTACAAGGATTATTATCAGCAAATGGTAATCTTTTTGAAGAGCAATATGTGCAACCAAATGCAACTGTTGCTGCAATGGCACATGAATATGCAGAGGCATTGACTAAGAAAACATTCATTGAATTAAGTAACATGAATTAATAGGCTCGGCAAAGCTATGCCCCCTATCACTTTCAAAATCTGGTAATTTTATAATACAATAGGGGGGTTATGTACAAAAAAGAAATCATAAGAATGTTGCAAGAGTTCAATGATATTGTAAAATCTAAAAAATCAAATAAAATGGAATTAAAATTAAAAGGTAAGTTAATCGTTAAGTCAGAGCCTAGACAAGTATCTGAGAAGTTCAGAGTAATGGATTTTGTTATTGAAGTACAGGATCAGAAGTATCCTCAATCAATCCAGTTCCAATTAATGAATGATCGCATTGCAGAGATGGATAAGTATTCAATAGGTGAAGATCTTGAGGTATCATTCGATATCAGAGGTAGAGAGTATAATGGTAAGTATTACAATAGCTTGAATGCTTATAAGATTGAATCTTCAATATTCTAATCATGAGAGAATTATTATTTTCATTCTTGTCATTGCTGGTCATATTGACCAGCATTGCTTCCATCTTCCATTTCTTTGGATGGTTGGGTATTCTTGGCACATGGATCATCATGATAGTAGGTACGGTCATTAAAGTATACAGAAACCAATGAGAGCATTCACATTTTTTATTGATCATCAGGATACCATCAAGGAATGGATGATTAAGGAGACAGCTTCAAGGACATCCACCAGATACAAGCAGGTGCATATTGCTGAAGATATGGGAGTAAATACAAGCCAACTCTGGAGATTCATGAACAATAAGAAGGTATCTGAAGACTTTTACATCAAATGGTTCAATTGGTACATGAAAAATTGATAACTTTATAATGTGGAATTCTGGGAACGTGAAGCCTATATCATTGCAGAGAAAGTCACTGGAGGGAATCCAGTATATAGAGACCTGGTCAGCCATGTCTATCTGTTGGTATATGAACTCAACATTACATCCAGTGATCTTCCAAGAGTATTCGCAAGATATGCATACAATCAATACAACTGGAGAGATAGTCAATTCAACAAGCAATACCGATTGAATGATCCTCTTCCAGATATATATGACAAAGCAAATGATTCTGAATACCATGAGACAGAGATTCAGCTCTTGCTTGATTCATACATGGATAAGAGTCCATCAGATGATCAAGAGCTGTTCACTAAGGAGATAACTAAGATGCATCTGATGGGAATGACATATAGAGAGATTCGCAATGAGACTGGCATATCACTTGACACTATTCACTTAGCAATTAAACAATTCAAAAATGATTTACATATTACTTATTACTATACCAATAGGGATTGCCAGAGCTCTAATGAGCTTCAATCTCCCGGACTTCAAGCCATTTAACTGCCAGAGCTGTCTATCATTCTGGATAGCTGTTGCGGGGTGTTGTGTGGTTGACTTCAATCTGATTGGCATGGCATTTATAACCTATCTATTATCTGACTTAATATTGATATATGAAAGTAAGTGAACAACTACAGCAACAAGTTGAGAGATTCTCAAAGACTAGATCATTCGCATTGGATACAAGTCTTAAGAAGGAACTCTCGGCGTGGTACAAAGAAGCTGGTCATGGCAAGCTCAATGTGGCATGCTCAACATGCATACGCAATGCAATGGGTAAACTATCCAAGTCCATCTCTGAAGGTGAACACATCAAGCCAATTATTCACTTCATAGGAACTAAGCAATGATAATCACAGCTCCAGTTCCAGTGATGGGAAGACTGCCTCTAGTGAGATTGACTATTGAGAGGCTGAAGAGGCAAGGAGTCATTCCAATCATGATGGGCCATGAGAAGGAAGCTGAAGAGATAGCCAAGCAATTGGATGTTGAATGGATTCACATTGACAATGATCCGCTTGGTAATAAGTGGAATGCTGGCTTCCAAGCATCCAAGAATTACAAAGCTGATGCTGTGATGTTCATTGGATCATCTGACTGGTGTAGTGATGACTACATTGATTCAATCAAGCTCCACATGCAAGATTTCACCATGCTTGGCATGCTTGGTTGTCATTTTGCTGATGTCAGCAATACGATAAGACTTGTGCATTGGAAAGGATACACAAGTGGTCCAAGATACCATGAGCCTATTGGTATTGGTAGAGTGCTAAGATGTGATTTCCTTGATGATATTCAATGGAGACCATTTGATCCAAGGCTTAACTCTGGTCTTGACTGGTCTATGTGGCTCAAGACAATCAAAGCAAAGAAAGAGATAGGAGTGCTTCCAGATGATGGACAGATCAAGCTATTGAGTATCTCAACAGATAAATGGATCAACAAGCATAAGTTCACAGATCATTGGACTGGATCATTGAAGTCAGAGAGATGTGATGTGGAATTGCTTGAGAATGGATTTAATGAACTTAAGACATTATTATGAAGCAATCCCATATATCCAAATCTCTTGCCGGCTTAGATGAGAATCTGATTGAGAAATATAATCTCACTGAGTACATTACTCCAATACTTCCAGCTGTGTTCATGGGAATGTACAGACAAGAAGACTTTGATCTATTATCAGAGCATATTGGACAGAGTACTATTGTATGGTTCGGATCAGATGCTAAGGATCTTCCAGATGAATGGGTACCTCATGTCAAGCTATCAATGAACATTGCAATAAGTAGACAAGTGCTTGAGACGCTGAGATCAAAAGGAGTGGATGCTATATACTTTCCAATCAACGCAGTCCTACCTAACAAGTGGAAGAACGTGCCAAATGGAGATAAGATTTTCTGGTATTCCGGAAATAGTCCAGAGTATTATGGTGAGTCATTAATCAATGAAATCAAAGAACGTATTAACATCCCTATCATCAGAGCTGGTCATGATACATTCACAAGAGAGCAACTGGTTGATGTATATTCTCAATGCTTCCTCAACCTCAGATTAACTCCTCATGATGGATGTCCCAATACCAACATTGAAATGGGACTCATGGGAAGGCGGTCCATTTATAATGGTGATTTACCTCTTTCATTTCCTTGGGAGTCAGTAGATGATATCTGCATGACTATAATGGAAGAGTACAACACAAGGCACATGCCTAATCAATACGTTACAGAAAATTATAATATCTTTACAAATTATGAAAGAATGTCCTCGCTGTTTATTTGATGAGTCCATTGCCTCAATAGGTGAGACTCAATGTGAGTACTGTGATCTGCATGATCAATTAGAGCTCCAAGCCAATCCACATGAACTGAAGCATATCATTGCTCAGATTAGAAAGTCAGGTCAAGATAAGACTTACGATTGCATCATGGGTATCTCTGGAGGGATTGATTCCTCAACACTATTATTCACTGCGGTTAAGTATTGGAATCTCAAGCCTCTTGTTATTCACTTTGATAATAACTGGAACGCTCCAGA